ACTAAAAGAAGAAGATAGAATGGTTTTCCAAAATAATTCGAAAATGATTGCGCTATCTTCTGCTAGCTACAGCTTCGAAAACCTCTATAAAACTTATAAAGAGTGGATGGGCAATATTTATTCTGACGACATTTCCCAGTCTAGTTACTTTGTCTCTCAAATGGGATACCGTTCTCTCCCAGAAGATATGATCGATAGAACGATTATCGAAGAAGCTAAGTCAGGAGGAGAGTCTCACTCTTCTTTCCAAAGGGAGTATTGTGCTCAATTTACAGATGGTAGCGATAGCTACTTTAGCGCCAAAAAAATGCACGAGTGTACCGTTTCTGACGGCGAAGCTCCGCATACAAAAATAACAGGAGACTCTGATCGAGAATATATTTTAGCTATTGACCCAAGCTTTAGTAATAGTCCGAGTTCAGATTATCGTATTCCTTGGTTCACGCTTATGCTGTCGCCGGAGGAGATTTAAAAGATCACATAAAATATCTTTTTTACCTTTATAAACATTTTAATATAAAAATGATAATTATTGATAACGCCGGGTATCAATTTATAGACGGAGCAAACGAATCGGCGCTTTTCAGGGAAGCTGGCATAGAAATTAAGTTTTTCGATTTTAATTCTGAAAAATTAGGTATAGATTACGAGATAGAATTAAAAAGAGTTAAAAGGGAATACAACCTAAAGGATCATGTTGTCTGCTTCAAGCAGGTGTTTAGCTCTGATTTTATCAGAAATGGAAACGAATATCTTCAATCCTGCATAGATCATAAAAGAATATTTTTTGCTTCGAGAACATCAGCTTGTGGGAGCTTTTTTTCCAAATCTTCCTCGATAAGGGTACCCTTAAAGCTAACCCCGTTTAAAGATATGGGAGAATTAATTGAAGCGCAGGACGATCTTATATACCAAACAAAGAGACAATGTGCTCTAGTAGAGGTTAAAACCACCCCGAAAGGAACACAAACTTTTGATCTCCCTCAACATCTCAAAAGAAGCACTTCGGCAAATAGAGCCAGAAAAGATAATTACACCACATTAATGTTAGCTAACTGGGCGGTTAAAGCCTATAATGACATGAGAAGTTTGAAGGTAGAAGAAGTTAATTCAACTTTTATCCCAAGAATGGTATAATAGGTGTAAATTTAAAGTAATTATGGCCGTAAGTAGAAAACCTAAGCAGGAAAATTCCCTTAAGGAGCCCTTAATGGCTGGTCTTGCCCTTGAGGATTCTTTCGCGTCAACAAGATCTAGGCGTAATAAATCAGGCTCTATCGAAAGAACAGACCGTTATAAAAACATCGATAACGGCATCATTCCATTTAAATATTCCCAAGGAATGGCGAATAATTCCAGTCTGGATGTAAGGGATACCATCATCCTGTGTCAGAAAGCTTATTATAATTTCTCCGTCTTCAGGAATACTATAGATTTAATGACCGAGTTCTCCATGACTAATATGTACTTAACTGGAGGAAGCTCGAAGTCTAGAGATTTCTTTGATGCTTTATTCTCTAAGATTAATATAAACAGTCTTCAGAGCAGATTCTTTAGGGAGTACTATAGGTCAGGTAACGTTTTTATTCATCGGTTCGACGCTAATTTATCCAAAAAAGATATTGGTAGAATGACTCAAACATTTGGAATTCAAAGCAGTGCATCTTTTTCTCTTCCGGTGAAGTATATAATTCTTAATCCTGCTGATATTCAAATATCTGGAAACATAACTTTCTCTTCCGGTCAGTTCAATAAAATACTAACTGATTATGAGCTAGAAAGGCTTCGGAACCCCAGAACAGAAGAAGATACTCAGGTTCTTGAGAATCTAGACCCGGAAACTCGAAAGAAAATCAAAGGGGACAAAGGGAAGCTTGGTGCTAGTTCGGTCACGATACCTCTTCCAGCGGAAAAAATAACAGCCGTATTCTACAAAAAACAAGATTACGAACCCTTCTCTGTCCCTATGGGATATCCAGTTTTGGAAGATATAAACTGGAAACAAGAGATGAAAAAAATGGATATGGCTTTGACCAGAACTACAAACCAAGCCATTCTATTAGTTACGATGGGAACAGAGCCAGAGAAGGGCGGGGTAAACCAGAAAAATCTCCTTGCTATGCAGAAACTTTTCGAGAACGAATCTGTAGGGAGAGTTTTAATTTCTGATTACACAACTCAAGCTAAATTTGTGGTCCCTGATATAGCTGGAATTTTGGATCCTAAAAAATATGAAGTCGTAAACCACGACATACAAATGGGGCTAAATAACATTCTTCTTAGTGACGAAAAGTTTTCAAACTCCAGCGTTAAAGTCCAAGTCTTCATGGAAAGGCTAAACGAAGGAAGAAAGATATTCATAAATGATTTTCTCATTCCTGAAATGAAAAGAATTTCGAAAGTTATGGGCTTTAAGAATTACCCGACCCCTCATTTTGAAGATTTGGATCTAAAGGATACTTCGGTTTACGCTAGGGTCTACAGTAGACTAATTGAACTGGGAGTTCTTACTCCTAAAGAAGGAATCGATGCAATCGAATCTGGTAGGATGCCTACAGAAGAGGAGTCTGTATTATCTCAGGAGAAATTCAAGCAACTTAAGGACAAGGGCTTTTACGAACCGATAATGGGCAAAAAAGAGCCTGCTGTTGAAGGGGGAACGCCAGCGAAAAAACCTGTACCCAAGCAGGCCGGAAGACCGGAGGGAACGGGAAGACCCAAAGAGACTGATACGAAAAAACCAATAGGACTTAAAGCTTCGTCTGAAATAAAATTCAGTTTAATTAAAATTCAAAATAACCTTAATCTATCGGACAAATTAAACGCAGAAGTAGAAGCAGCGTTAAGGCAGCTTCACAGCAGAAAACGTTTAAATAAACATCAAAAAGAAATAGCTCAACAGATTTCCAATATAGTCATACAAAACGAAGATCCAGAAAATTGGTTAGCTAAAGCGGGGCGTTATGCTGCGGAACCAATTGACAGAAACGAAGATAGAGTTAAAGAGATTCAGTCTATAGCTTACGAACATCAAGTGGATGATTTTCTAGCAGGTATTTTATATTGTAGTAAATATGATGCTGAATAATGTCGAGGGTAATATACAATGTAGAGGGACTTTTCGTAGGACCATCTGGTCATAATTTTTTAAGTTATGTTGGTGGAAGCCCTCATGATGATTATTCAAATCCATTACTAACCCACAACTTAATAAAACAAATAGACAGGGTTCAGTCTCTAGCGTATGACATATCCATACCTCATACGCAGATCAATCAATTAAACACTAGATCTGTCTTGGGGAGACCTATAATAAACCCACCTCAGGTTAATTTTTCATTTAATTATTTTGTAGCTGACTTATCTAATGAGTCTAAGATGGGAATGTATGTTAATTATCCTCAATTTGAAGAACCGTTTTCTGGCGCTCCCTTCTTTTCTAGCAATACAGGACATACAATTCTTTCTGGTTTTGTGGACGAAGAAGAGCATGAAGATTATTATTACGACGCAGGAACTTATGATCCGTTTTTCCCGGCGAGAACATATCGAGATAGGAAAAATTTTTACTTAGTGGTCAGGGGAGATAGTAGTGATCTTTATACTGGGGCCAAACCAGAAGTGTTAACGGAAAGGGATCCTCAGGAGACTATAGATCCTAAAGCTCCGGAATATAATGTTATCTCTTTTGGTAGATGTTACATGACAAAATACCAAACAGAAGCTGCGGTTGCTAACTTACCGAAGGTAGAAGTTTCTTACGTCGCAGAAAACGTAATGTTCGAAACGAGCGGAGATAATTTCTTAAGCCCAATGATAGATCCGAAGAGCGGAAATCAATACGAAGATATGCACTGTTCGATACCGAGAAGGGTAGAAAGAAATCCGGTGTCCATAGTAAGACCGGGAGATATTAACTTTACTGTAGATTCTTTTTCTGGATTAGGAATAGATTTCGATTCTTTACATTTAGAGTCTTATTCAATCTCTTTCGACATACCTAGAGGGACAGAAAGCAATTTGGGTTACAAATTTCCACTGACTAGAAAAGTCAATTTTACCGCGCCGGTCAGTTTGAATATAAACGGAATAGTTTCAGGGATGAATTCAGGATCTTTAATTGATTTAGTCAACTTAAATCAAGATTACAATT